TGATTAAAGATTTGCCTGAACCTGTAGGTGATAATAATAGTCTCCTGCCATCAGATATTGCTTTATATACTGCTTCTATCTGATAGTCTCGTATTTCAATTGGTTGGCCTTTAGAAGATAATTGTAAATCTTTACAGAAATTTTCAACATCTTTATAAGACACAGGATCCTTAAATACCGGAGTTACTGCATCTTTAAACGAATAGTCTCTTTCTTTTGCAAAGGCTTCTACATAATCTTTAAGACCAGCGTATATCTCTTTGGTGAAGATAGAGAATAATTTTACTTTACCATCCCACATACGAGACTTGTACAAAGGATGGAACTTTGCTCCCGGGACATCAAATGAAAAGTAATCACTAAGTTCTTGAGCAATAGATGGCTCGCAAAAAACTTTTACGTGCACTTCGTCTTTTTTAACTATGATGATATCGTCTACTGTCATTAAATCATACCACTGGTAAATTTATTCCATTCTATGCAGTTTTTAATATCCCAAGTTCTGCTATTCAATGAACGAATAATTTGTTCTAGCTGATATAAAACTGTTTTGAAATATTCTATTTTATCCTGCAACTCTATAAGGTCCTTATCACACTGCAGAAATTCATCCATTTCATTTTTTAAAGGTTTGTTGCCTTGCCATTGCAACCAACCGGTATCTGCAAGTTCTTCTTGCGTAAGCTCACCTCGATAATATTTGTATTTAAGCCTTCTCATATTAAAATACTCTGATTCAGCTTTTCTTAAGTTAAGTCTAGTTGAAGTCAAATAATTTAAATACTTGGAATGTAGATTAGGAGTCCTTGCGGACTCCTTTCCAAGATTTAATTCATCAATTTTGCAATCTTCAGCCCAAGATTGCTGCAAATCAGAAAGCTTCATATTATCCGCTTACTTGAATAATTTGTGCAGGATTGCCTTGGAAGTTGAATGAACCATAGTGGTTTAGAGAGATCGAAGGATCCAACCAAATCTCACCACCGATATCTTGCCATCTACGACTGAAGGTATAATCTTCAGATAGATAACGCTTATCCTTAGGATCAATCATAGTATCGAAGAAGGCATAGAAATGCGGATCTAATTCTTTAGGAGTATTAAGATCATTGTTATACTTCAACTCAGGATATGCCTCAATCATTTTATCAATTACTTCACGCTTAATCATCATAAAGCCTGTTGCACCGTCATGCAAACGAATTAAACCATTTTCAATGGCAATCTGTTTTGCCTCACGGTTAATGAACTTAAAGTTAATAGCATAGTCGCTACCAAAAGAAGCAATTTGTCTATCATCAAAAGAATCATGTGTTGCTCTAACACTTTCACGAATCCTTTGCCAATTAACACCCTTCTTAGGATAGGCGCCGACAACTACATCTTTATTATGTGCAATTAACTTAATTACATCTTCTACTTGGAATTCAATATCCGCATCAATAAACATTAAACGGGTAAAATTACTTTGTAGGAAATATGCAACAAGAACGTTCCTTGCACGAGTAACCAAAGATTCGTTTGCGATGGTTCCAAATGCTACAGGGATTTGATGTTGATTGCAGAATGTTAGCAATCGAATTGTTGATCTAAAATATGCCTCAGTCAATTGCCCACCATAACAAGGTGTCGCAATAAAGATTCTTTCTTTTCTAAGGTCTTCTAGTTTAACTTCAAGGCGACCTTGTTCTTGTTGTCCTTGCTGTGCCTCTCCGACCTTAGGTAACTGAGGAATAGAAGGCAACGGCATAGGTTTTACTTTTTTATTCATAATAACTCCAATTTATTATAAAGGTTCTACTTCGAAAATTGTATACTTAAAGGTTGCAATGGCAGTAAAGTATTCTACGGTTTGTGATGCGATGTCAAAATCCAAACTTTGTAATGATATAGGGAACAGATTTTTAAATATTATATTAACTTTAGGATTGTTTGTCGAGTCTAAAATAGTCAAAGTACCATCCGAGTATGCCAAAACTTCTTCTTTACCGCTGGTTTTAGTCACAAAAGGAAATCTACTTGGTCTTTTTTCGGTAAATGCTCTAAATTGCGAAAAATCTTTTGGAAACCCCAAAGCAAGTAGCCAACGATACAATTCTAAATAGTTGGACATATCTTCGGATACCAAAAATCTAATAGTAAATTCTCCGAAGTTTATTTTATCACCAATTGTGGGAATGTCAACAAAGGGTGTTGGTTGTGTTGCAAAACCTAATTGCATATCTGGTAGGTTCGCAGATTGGCAAGTAAAAGACGTTCTTGGTAAATCTTTTATACTAAATCTAAAGGCATTCGGTCTTAGATAATCATATGTCGTAGCAGCGCTTGTAGTTAAGCTACTTCTGATTTCTCCAATATTTGCAGTAAATGCCATTAAAACTCCTTACTTGTTCTATTATTTATAGCCTAGTAACACAATAAAAAAGGGGGAATTTCTTCCCCCTTAAATCCGATCTTAACGTCGGTTAATTACATTAGGTTAACAACCTTTGTACGACGATAGTACTGGTTACGATCTGCAGTAAAATTATCTGCATCCGAATCCGAAAGACCATTAGCCGATGTTACATATGGGTTAGCAATTAGACCGTAACGTGTCTTGAAGCCAATCTTTGGCTGGAAGCTGTTAGGATCGATTGCACGTACCATTTGTAGCGGAACGTATGGGCAGTAGAACATACCTGCGTCATATGGGCTAGCGCCTTTGTAACCAACCATATAGAACTGGTTGCTTGCGCCTAGGTTAGCCGAATATGGATCGATGTAAACTCTGAAACGACCATTTAGAACACCTGCGAAAGTGTTACCTGTATCGTCAACCGATAGGTTTGTGCTTAATGCTGGAGCATAATCTAGTACGCCCGACATAGCTAATGCACTTGCAACGTCTGCTGAGCAAACGATGAAGTTACCTTTTCCTCTACGAGTATCTTGAGCAATGTGGTTAGCATCACGTTCGATATTGAATAGAAGACCTTTGAATCTTTCTACAGACCAACGACCGTTCGAGTCGATATCTAAGTCGAAAGTACCTGCAGTTGCGGTTGAAGGTGAACCTGCTTTTGCAACTTTGTAGATTGTACGAACAATCTCACGGTTGATTTCAAACATAAATTCTTGCGAAAGAATGTTCGATAATTCTGCCTCAGCATCAAGACCATGAATTGCTTTTAAGTCTTGTGCCAATTCAACAGTGTACTCAGCCTTTAATGCACGTGACTTAGCAGTAACTGTTGTCTTGTCGATAGCAAACGACATTTCAGCATAGTCGCTCTTAGCTTCCATTGTGCCGGTGCTAATTGGACGACCAACGTTGTATGTGCCATCAACTGGGTTATTACCTGTAGCATTGGTGAAATCGCCAGAGAAGCTTGTGTTAGCTTCGTTAAACAGTGCTTCTGTACGTGTGCTTGTATTAGCACGTGTATCTGTAGTACCGCCGTATAGGGATCTCATCGCAAAAATTAGGCCAGTAGGACCTGTCATTGGCTGAACGCCGCAAATGTCATATGCCATTAGGTTTGGCATCGCACGACGTACTAGACCAATTAGAATTGGGTCATACTTTTGAATACCATCAGTTGCGCTGATGTTGTTAACTGGGGTCTCGAAAAGCGCTTGACGCTCTTCACGTAAAGATTTCTCCTGGTTCTCTAGCAATACTGCAGTAACAGCACGCTTGTAAGAATCTTTAATCTGTGGAAGATCTGGATGGTCAAGAATCGCTTCCCATTTCTTTTGATAATTCTCGGATAAAAACATTTATTTCTCCTTTAATTACAACTTATAGACTATTTATAAGTTATACTCTTTTGATTGTTCTTGATAAGGCTTTAGCATACGAAGATACTGTATCGTTAGAATCAAAGCTTTCTTGAACGTTAGTTTCTTCTACTAGAGGTTGTGCCATCATTTGCGATGGTTTCTTAGTTTCTTTTACTGAAAAATAATTTTCCTTAATAACAGCAACCTTCTCTTTGTAGAGATTTTCGTTGTCAAAATCTACACCTTCCAGAAGCTTTGCTAATCTTTTGGCATCAGTATCTGCTAGATCCTTACTCATTTCGGAGATAATAGAATCTTTTCTTAGTGCATATACTTCCGCATTTAGAGAAACGTTTTGCTCTAGTTGACGGTTTAGACCTTCTTCTAACTCTGTTACCTTGCTCTGTAGTTCACCAATTACATCATATTTTTCTTCAGGCACTTCAATATAATGCTCTTTGAAGAGCGCCTTAAGACCTGTAATGAAATCTTCAGCGATTTCTGTACGCAGCCCATTCTCAATTGCAAGTTTGTTTTCTTCCATGTAGTTCTCAACTACATAGTTTAGATAAGCATCTACTTTTTCTACAATGCTTTCTTTATATTCTTCAAACTCTGCAGAATATTTTTCTTCTAAAGCTTGCGTTACTCTATCCATTTCGTCATTTACCTTAGCAATAACTGCTGCTTCGAAAATGGAGGTTGCTTTTTGTCTGAACTCTTCAGAAAGATCGTCGCCGAAGATTGCAGAAATATCTAAGTTTAGATTTTGTTCTGCATCTTCAGAAGACTGTTCTGCGGAAGTTTCTTCTTCCTCAAGAGTTTCTTCCTCTTCTGTTTCCTCTTCCTCGCGAATCCCCGAATTCATGGGGATCGAAGATAAATCTTGTACTGTGGTAAAGTTAGGAGCATCCCCCACTGACCCTTTCATCGCAATAGTATTTTTGGAAATACCCTTTGCGGTGATTGCGCCTTGATTAGCGTCCTTTTCGTTTCTTTCCTCGTAAGATGCATCTCCGGAGTCACCCTGCTTAGGCGAAGAAGAATCTCCGCTATTTTTAGGACTGATTGAGGAATCTTTACTTACACCGGCT